GTAAACACAGAAACTAATAATTATGAAGATGGTGTGGCTTGGAATGGTTTAACATCAGTTAGTGAATCACCAGAAGGTGCAGAAGTATCTGCTATCTATGCAGACAATATTAAGTACTTAAACTTAATGTCAGCAGAAGATTTCAAAGGTACTATTGAAGCATATACATATCCTAAGGAATTTGCAGCATGTGATGGATCTGCAAGCATTTTACCAGGTGTTGAAATTGGCCAACAGACAAGAAAGAAATTTGGTGTTTGCTATAGAACAGAAATTGGTAACGATGTAAATTCAGAATTAGGTTATAAGCTTCATATCGTTTATAACTGTTTAGCATCACCATCTGAAAGAAGCTATGAAACAATTAACGATAGCCCAGAAGCAATTACATTCTCTTGGGAATTCTCAACTACTCCAGTAACAGTAGAAGGCCATAAGCCATCTGCAACTGCTGTAATTGATTCTACTAAGATTGATGCAGAAAAGTTAACTTTAATTGAATCTGCATTATATGGTACAGATGAGCAAGATACAATCACTGCAATCTCTGCTAAGGTTACAGGATTCACTGGCAAGCCAATGTTATTATTACCAGATCAAATCGTTGCTTTAGCATCTTAATATACAACTAAATTGTATAATTAAAAAACTGTCGGGGTGCTCTAATTTCGGGTGCCCCGATTTTATTAAAAATAATCAAAATGGAAGAATAAAGGAGAAACAAAATTATGTTTAAGAAACAAATTAAATATACAGATTATCTAGGAAATGATAGAGAGGAAGATTTCTATTTCGATCTATCTCCAGCAGAATTAACAGAATTAGAATTAAGTATGGAAGGTGGTTTATCTGCAATGATTCAAAAGATCATTAAAGCAAAAGACATGCCATCTTTAATTGCTACGTTTAAGAAATTGATATTAATGTCATATGGTGAAATTTCAAATGATGGAAGAAGATTCATTAAGAATGATGAGGTTCGAATCGGATTCTCTCAAACACCAGCATATTCAATTTTATTCATGGAACTTGCAACAAATGAAAATGCTGCAACAGAATTCGTAAACGGAATCATTCCAAAGAAAGAAATTGATGAACTTAAACAAAAGCAATTAGAACATAAGTAAGAAAATAAATAGGAGGCATTTTATATGCTTACTATAAGTATAAAAGGAGGTCAAATTCTTAATAGACGTACCTCCGAAGTAATAAGTTGTAAACCAACAACTATTTCATTAGAGCATTCACTAGTTTCCATATCGAAGTGGGAAGCTAAATGGCACAAACCATTCCTGTCAAAAACTCCAAAGACAGATGAGGAAATTTTGGATTACGTCAAATGTATGACGATAACTCAAAACGTGGATCCTAATGTGTATATGTTTTTAGGTAGAGACAATTTGGCAGCTATAAACGCTTATATTGAAAATCCTATGACTGCAACATGGTTTAATGACAAAAATAATAAGGGAAAAAGAAGTTCTGAACAAATTACATCAGAATTGATTTACTATTGGATGATTGCGTCTGAAATTCCATTTGAATGTCAAAGATGGCACTTAAATAGATTAATGACCCTTATTAGAATATGCAGTATCAAGAACCAACCAGCAAAGAAATACAGTAAACGCGAAATAATGAGTCAGAATGCTGCATTAAATGCTGCCAGATTAAAGAAATTAGGTACTTCTGGCTAAAAGGAGGTTATTATTATGGGGTAAGCATAAAATCTAATAATGACTTTTCTAAAACAGAGAAGTATTTCTCTAAAATCAGAAGCAGAACAAAATTTAGAAGAAAAATCGTAGAAATGGCAGAGCAATGTCTTGCCGAATTACGAGAAGCAACTCCCAAAGACTCTGGCTTAACTGCCGAGTCATGGGGGTATAAAATTACAAGTACTAAAAAGTTAACTTCCGTAGAGTTTTATAACAATAACATTCAAAATGGAATAAATATTGCATTGTTGGTAGAATATGGTCATATAACCGCTACAGGAGGATGGGTTGAAGGACGTGAGTACATAGACCCAGTTATACAAAGAAACTATTTAAAGATAGTAAATGATCATTGGAAGGAGCTGAATAGATCGTGAGTAAATTAGTCGATGAACGAGTTGTTGAAATGAAGTTCGATAATAAGAACTTTGAAAAGAACACAAGACAATCTATGTCAACAATTGAAAAATTAAAAGCCTCTTTGAACTTCGATGGTATGTCATCATCAATTAACAAGAGCATTAATTCAGTCGACATGAATCCTATAACATATGGACTAGAGAAAACGTCTAAAGCATTTTCTGCTTGGGAAGTTGCCGCTATAACAGCGATCTCCAATATAACAAATAGAATAGTAAATCTCGGAATAAAGATGGTTGAGAGCCTTTCAGTAGATAATATTGCTTCTGGATGGCAAAAATTTGAGGAATCAACTAAATCTATAGGAACCTTGGTAATGCAAGGCAACGATATGAAAGATGTTGAAGAGCAAATGGAATTGCTAATGTGGTATGCGGACCAGACATCATATTCATATACTGACATGGTTGAAAACATCTCTAAATTTACAGCTACTGGTAAAAGTTTGGAAGACTCTGTGCAAGCAATGATGGGTATTGCAAACTGGGCAGCTGCATCTGGTCAGAATGCAACGGTTGCATCTAGAGCTATGTATCAATTGTCTCAAGCAATGGGTGTAGGCGCTGTAAAATACCAAGATTGGAAATCTATTCAAAACGCATCTATGGATACTCAAGCATTTAGACAGGCAGCACTAGATACTGCAGTTGCTATGGGTAAGTTAACAAAAGGTGCGGAACGATTTGATGGTACTATTGAATATATGACTAAAAATGGTAACCTATTCACAAAGTCAGAATTTACAAAATTCTTATCTGAAGATGAATGGTTATCATCAGATGTTTTAATGGAAACTCTGAAAAAATATTCTAGTGCCGTTAATGAAATAAAAGAAATTACTGACAAGAACCCAGATCTAACTCCAAGTGAAGCTATGGAGATGTATGCAAATGATACAAAACGATATGAAGAAGAATTAGAGTCATATCGACAATCTTTGCAAAATCTTGAAGAAGGATTTACCGAAGAAGGACTTGCTGCTTTAGAAGCAAAAGTTCAAAATAGACAATTTGCGTTATCTGTATTTAAGTCAGCACAGGAAGCAAGAACTTTAACAGATGCAATAGTTGCTACAAAGGATGCTGTATCATCTCAATGGTTAAAATTCTACAATCAAGTATTTGGTAACTATGAAGAAGCTACTGAATTATGGACTGAAATGTCAAATAGATTGTATGATATTTTTGCTGCTCCATTAGAAAAGAAGAATAAAGTCTTAAAAGAATGGCGTGGCTATACAGATGAAGTTCTAGCTCTTCAAGAAGACTATAGAATACAAGAAGAAAAGCTTGCTGAAAAGAAACAGGCTTTAAAAGATAGCGGAATGTCAGAGGCAAATATTGCGGAAGCAGTAAAAGCCGAAGAAGAAGCTCTTAAGGAACTTCAAACCAGAATAGATACTTTACGTGCTGCCGGTGATCATCGTTCTGATATTTTTGGTTTAGATGAGAATAATCTTGGAGCATTTTGGAATGTTGCTGATGCAATTAAGAAAGTAATTGACGTCATTTCAACTGCATTCTCTGAAGTGTTCAAAGTTAACAAATCACTAGGTGAAATCACACGATCTCTTCAAACATTCACTAAAAAGTTAGTAATGACTGATGAAGTCGCAAATGACGTTAAGAATGTATTCAAGGGAATTTTCTCCGTATTTAAATTAGGTATAAAAATTGTTCAAGGTGTATTTAAGGCAATTCAACCTGTATTCAAAGCAATATTTGGTGCTTCTGGAGGATTAATAAAATTCTTAGGAAACCTTGGAGAGAAATTTTCGAATTTTGTAGATACAACAACTATTTTTACAACTATAGGCGAAAAAATAGGAAACGTGTTCTCTACTATAATTGAAACTTTTAGAGAACTTGATATAATAACAAAGGTTACTGGTTTCTTTAAAGATTTATACGAACAAATAAAAGCTAGTGAAACAGTAAACAAAACATTAGGAAAGTTAAAAGAAACTTTAAATAGTTTATTTGACTTGTTCATAACAGGCATTAAAAATGTCGTATCATTCACTACTAAATACCTAGTTCCATTATTTGTTACATTAATAAAGTATACTGGCTATTTAGTTGGTGCTATTGGTAAGTTCGTATTTAAAGGACTTCAATTATTAGCTGATGGAATAAAATACCTAGCTGATAAAATAAGAAACAGCGAACAAATTCAAAATGGATGGAAAAAGTTCGTAGAGTTTGTTCAATCAATACCTGATAGATTAAAGAAGGTTACACCATTCCTTAACAAATTAGGCGATTCAATTAAATCATTCTTTATTTATATTTGGAATGGAATAAAAACCATTGGCTCTGGAATGTCTAAAATAGTAAATCTAGAGTCACTAGGCGAAATGTTCTC